AGAATGCGTAGCCAATCCAGTTGCAGTGTCAGCAATTGAAGAGATATTAACTGATTGCTTTATTGCTGGAGTGCCAATTTGATGATAATGACACCACGCCTTCGCCGCCTCTTGCTTAGTCAGCGTGACTGGACTGGTGCCATCACTGCCTGTGATTGTGTCTGCTCTTAACTCGCTCATGCTATCACCAATGTACCACCAGTAGAGACTGTGATAATCACCCCTGTTGCTAACGTCAATGGCCCTGCACACAGAGCATTGTCTGTGCCAGCAATCGTTACACTTGTATCAAGCTGTTTTTCATGTACACGAAAGATATCGCCCTTGCCGTTTGTTGTATCGCCTGTCGCGCCATTCTCCCCCTGAAAGTAACCAGCGCCAGCCGCGCCAGTGGCCTCAAGCCGAATAGCGCGTTCAGAAAACCCACGATACACGACATACACGTTAGTGGTGCCGGAAGATGGTGCAGCGTCAAAGGTCAGTGAGGTGCCGCTGGCTGTATATGACTTGCCAACACCCGGTTCCTGTTGGACGTTGTTTACAAAAACCTCTAGGTCTTCAGATACGTTCACGGCGCGGTTTAGTGTGAACACGGTCGTTGAACCATCGCCATTGAAATACTGGCTGGTTGGGGAAGCTAGAGATTTTGCGGGTGCGCCGCCCAAGTATGACATTAGGGTTTCTCCGGAAAGACTACATCGTCTAGGTTGCTATAAGTGTCGGTAATATCACGCAGTGCCTGTCGATAATCCAGTTGTGCCTGTGTTGGCGTTGCAGTGTCTGAGAACATCCACCAGTCCGTCTCAGCAATTAGTCTGTCTCGCTCGGCCCTGAGTAGACGCAAGTCTTCTGCCGCCTCTAGTTCGTTTTGTTTGGTTGTGACTGCTGATGCGTCCCATTCCACAGTGTTATCGTTTGCATCTTTGGCGACTGCATCAGACCCACCGCCACTGATCGACACTACGGTGCTATATAAGGCGTATATCGCTTCGTGTTGCATTTGTCATGCCCCGATTTCAACCGCAGTCAAGAAACTGCTTTGCGTGTTAATATTGCCAGACTGGTAGTTAGTATTAAAATAAACAGTGCGAGTGTAAACACAACTAATCTGACATTTATACGTAAGTTGTGAGGTTGTCTGAGGATCATCTAAAACTGTAGCATTAGATGATGGAATAAAGTTTTCTAAGTTAGCCACATAACCAAGATGACCTAATCTTTGAGTAATAGCAGTAGTTGTACCACCTAATACTCTCACAATCCTAAAATACATAGGATAGTTGCCACCACTATTTGAACCTACAAAGTTGCCCATGACTAATATTTTACTGTCTGATGCTGATGGGGTAATGTTTAAAGTAAGTGCTGTGTCTTGATAAACATTAGCAGTTATACTGAATGATGCGCTTGTATCTATTTTTTGATTAACAACCTGCAACACCTTGCCGCCACCAGCGCCAGTAACAGCACCAGTGAAAGCAAATGCATCAGCAAGGTTTATGCTTTCGCTTTGAACTACAGAAATAGGCATCAGGTGATCTCCAGCACAGATACAACTGCGTCACAGCAATTCGTTGCAGACCCCTTTATTTTCAAAATGTCTGTTGCGTTCATAACAATTTTTTGGTCGCCACCGACAACAACCAAAGAAGAGCCGACAGGAACAATTGCGTCTTTCACGATGCGAGTTGGCGTAACGCCACCCCCATCGTAAAGCTCCACAGTTACGGTAATAGATGAGGACAAAATATTAGCGACATTAAGACCGATGATTGTTGTCTCAGTAGACGCTGGGCAAGTGTATAAATCAACACTGGTAGCGTCTATATCTCTTAATGTGAATGTCTTAAATGCATTTGCCATGTCATCATCCTAATGCTATTGCGAATGCCAACGCATTCGGATCTTGTTCTGTAAAACCTTGTATGTTGTCACTGGCGTCCAAGAAAGCCATCTTCTCTGCTGGCACAGTGCAGAATATTGTGCGAGTCCCAGAACCCCAGCTGATCTTTCCATCACCGAATGTAAGAGCAGTATTATCAGATAGTGTGACAGCAGTATCCAACACCAAGTTGTTCTGGTCTGTAACAGTGGCTACCGTCACAACACCAGATATACCTGTGCCTCTTACACGCATACCAACAGCAATTGCACCGTTGTTACCATCCACCGCTACACCTGTAGCTGCTGTTGTGGCACCATTGACATTAGCAGTAGCTGTAGCACCGCTGCTTTCAAATATTGTGTCTCGTGATAAGGTTGTGCCTGACGCAGTGTATGTACCTATACCAACCTCAAAGTCCGTGCCGTCTGTGCATGAATAGTAGGTAGTGTTACCGTTACCTATTTCAGCAAACGAATCAAATCCAGCGAAGGCACCAGCAAGTGTTAACGTGCCAGTGCCTGTTGTGGTTGTCGATTCTTTTACACGGTCCTTGATTATTAGGGCCATTACTTCAACTCAATGCTTAGATTACCCGCGTTGATACGGAAGATATCACCAGCAGCAACGGACTTGCTTGCGTCTAATGCTCCAACGAATAGAATGTTTGAGCCGTCAAATGTCAGCACAGCGTTATCTGATAGAGTTACGCTGGTGTCTAAAACAATGTTGTTTTGATCAGTTACTGTCTGAACTCTTACAACACCGCTTGTGGCACCTGTGATACCTGCACCCGTTACAATGTCCCCTACTGCAATCGTACCGTCATTTCCATCAACCGCAACATTGGCAGAGGATGAAACCGCACCATTTACGTTTGCATGAACGACCTGACCATCAGCCACAAAAGCATGTGTTACTGTGTAAGTAGAGGCAGTGCCTGCTGCGGCAGGGTACTCAATGTTATTGTCATTGATAACTCGCTGCGCGTCAGAAACAACTGTGTCCGATGCTGAGTGTGCATAGTCAGTTGTGCTTGAAGCGCCGCGTGTACAACCCGTTAAAGTGTTTGTCCCATCAAAAGTCAAAACAGTATCATTAGCTACAGTAATAGCAGGACTAACAACTAGGTTGTTTTGATCGGTTACGGTTGTCACGGTAACAGTTCCAGAGATACCTGTACCTGTTACTATCATACCAACTGCAATTGTGCCGTTGTTGCCATCTACAACAAGTGCTGTTGAAGATGTTAACGCACCGTTTACATCTGCGCTGGCTGTTGTACCTTTACCTGAGTAAGTAATAATCTCATCGTCAATAACAACTGTTCCAGACGATGGAAAAGCTTCCGCATCAGTAAGATGTAGCACTGTAGCGCCTTGCGCAGCGGCAAGAGCAAGAGTGCTAACTGACTGCTTCCAGTTAGCGGCAGTTACTTGCCGCCGTGTGTAGTCAGCATCATCTGTGTCAATTTGAACTTCTGTCAGGTTGCCTTTTTCGGCGTCGCTGACTGCGGTAGCCAGCCCAACATACAAATTATTGCCGGGCGTAGCGAAAGAAAGAGAGTTGTTCTTGAATATAAAATCAAGAACCCTTCTTTCTAAATAGGTGGTTGCTGCGTTTGATGTTGCCATCTTATTTTACTCCTAGTTAAGTGCGTGGCCTATCAGGTAGACCTCTCCTGTAGGCATCGCTATTCTCTCTAGCTTCAGCCAAATCCTTCAACCGCTGTATTTCTTGTGCGAACCGCTGCTCATAAAGCTGCATCATATCCGCTTCGCCTTTCATGTAAGTATACGCTTCCACTAAGGACCCGTAAAGTAACACATTTGGCGCGTTATCACTAAGCCAAGTCTTTGCTGAGTCTGCTCCCGCAGTAATACTGGCTGGGCGATAATAGTAATGTAGTTCAACATCATAAGCTATGTTTGGAGTTGGGCTTAAAATGAAATTATCTACATCAAACAAACTATAGTATTCAGGTCTTGCTGTGCTGCCATAATCTACATCGTACTGCTGTACAAAGTTAACATCTTTAAATTGCAAAAATTGTTTGTGGCTAGTTGTAATAATTTGTAAAGAAAACGGAGCTAAGTAATCAATTGGCACATTTAGGTAAGGGTCACCTATTGTTAACTGCGCTACCGCATTTTTACGAAACAACTCAAGATCAACAAGTGTAAATATGCGATCTTCTGCGCTGCGTATAAACACAGGTAAATTGTTCACGAAAGATGTCTCCGTGTTTTCAGTAAAGTCCTGAATAGCTGTTTTTAATTCTGCATATGTAAAAGACATCTTTATCTTCGCTATACTATTGTTATGTTTCCAACCATGCTGCTATGAACCGTGCATTGATACACCAGAGACGTATCACTAGGCTCATGTGGCACAATAAACTGTGTTAATCCTGTAGTGCTGTTATAGTTATCTGTAACACCCGTTGTAAAGGCGGAACCACCAGATGATGTTCTTATCTGTAGAGGGTGGCTACTAACGTGTGATGTATTATCTATCAGGTATGTGTGACCTTTGTAGAAGGTAAAGTTTGGGTTGTCACCAGAGGTAGCGCCCGGTCCAGAAAACTGATAAGCGGATCCAGTTGCCGCAGTTGTTGTATATGTGATTACAGGACCGCTGGTTTCATCATTCAACTTAATCCAGTTGCCGCCGTGAGCAAAGTAAAGACCACCCGTTGCATGAACATGTGCTACAGCCCCGTGATATGTTGATGCACTAGGTAAATCGCTAAGAGCAGCGTAGTAGAATACTATTTTATTAGCGCCAGAGCTAACATCCAAGAGGCCGTTTGCGTCTATGATGTCTGTTAACACGCTAGAACTATTACCCAACGCTGCGTAAATCTCATCAAAATTATCGTTTATTTTGTCCGCGCCGACACGAAGAGTGTCGCCAGTACCATCGTTTGCGGCTGTACCGATCCCTATCGCTTGTTTCGCCATTTAAGCCTCGTCAAAAGTTTTGTTAGTCGCGTCGAGTGTAACACTTGTTAAATCAA